CCCACCAAGAAATATCGATCTTTCTGGTTGTAGGTAATATCAATAGAACCTGAGTAATAGCGCCTTAACGCCCCATCAATATGAAATTCGTGTGGACCTACACAAAACATCCACCCCGAATCCCCGCCGCACTTTGTAAACCATTTGAAATATGCTTCTCTCCATTTCACATAACGGCCAGACAGATGAGGAGTCAACAATTCAATTAAACGTGCTCTAAGCATCTCCATGCTTGCTGACATATCTCCATAGTGATATTCAAGATCGTAGCTATACTCGCCTGTGTTATATCTAGTTGGCATGAGATTCACCGCCTCCGTATATTGATTCGTGGTCTTTGATGCATCCCTTCAAATAACCCATCCCGTCTTTAGTTTCCGCAACTAGCTTTGCTTTTTCTATTCCACCAAACTGGTCCACGATGCGGAGGCTTTCCAATATCATTTTCAGGTCATTGATTTTTACTGGTTCAAAGCCACGCTTCTTGAAGTACTCGCCATCGTTATCAGTTAAGTTCCAAGCCTCATGAATGCCATTGTGAAATTCAAACTGTGGTTTTGTTCTGAAGTAGTAGCCATCTTGGAAGCTCTCAGCATTGCTAGGCGCCCCATCAACAACCTCTCTCGCCTTCTTTTCGCCGAAGTCACGAATAAACTGTTCTGGTTTCATTGGCTGCGCTCCTTGTCACGTTTAGTCATGGCTTCCTGTTTGAGCTGGTCTAGCATTTTCAGTTTTCTTAATTTCTCATAGAGGTTCGCTGCTGCTCTTGTTTCTTCATTACGAGTACCGAGGTTGTACGCTCTACGCAGCTTCATCATTGAGGTGTAATCTACAAATTCGATCATGCTTTCAGCTCCCCTTTAACATTCAGCAAGTCCTTTGCAAACTGAGTTGCCTTGTACGTTGCGTATGAGTCCTTTTCCAAGTAGCCGCTTTTAATTAATTCCTGCACATAGCACTGGATAGTGTTGTTGGGCGCATCTAGCACATAGTCATGCAAATCCTTCATCGTGAAAGGTTGAGTTGCATGTGTAGCAAACAACAAAATGTCAAAAATGTTTTGGAATGCTTTAACTCGTTTTATTGCTTTCACGCTGCACCTCTCTCTTCTTCTTCCCAGACAAGAGAATTAAGCTTCTGAGATATCAACTCGTACAAAGCTTTGTCATATGCAAAAATATTGTTTCTATCCTGATGCTCTTTGACTTCTGCTCTAGTAATCGAGAAGAATTGTTCTTTAGCGATTCCTGCTGCACTTGCAAAATATGCATGCACGCCATCTTTGCTGTTTAGGTAATCTTGGGCATAACTAACCATTCGTTTAACTTTGGAGCTAATTGCTTTTGGTGCTGTCCAGATGCCTTGCTGTTCTCCTTTTGCGACTAGTTCTTTAACCACTTCCACATAATTTTCTTTAAATGCGTCATATGCTAAATATGCAGCTTTATCAGAGTTGTAAGCCCACTCAATTGCATTAAACATCTCATAACAACGGTCATATGCTTCTTTTTCAGCGTTTGTGATTGGTGCTGATTGATCTGCACGCCATCTAAGAATGTTTGCTAGTGCTGCGTTCTTACCCTTGTATGAGTCAATCGCTCTTTGTTGCTCAGATCCAAAGCCCTCAATCCCTAAGCACCATTTGCGAAACATTGCAGGATCTGGACAGTAGCCGTTATCACGGACCATTGATAAGCCTTTGTTCACTTGCTCATGAGTAAGGCCATCAAGACAGATCTTCATTGCATGATTGATTTGCTCTGTTGCAATTCCTTCAAAAGTTTTCTCAAATGAGCGAGGTGCAATCGCTTTGAAGATTCCAACAACTTTTGCTGAATTGATATGTGCTACTGCATTTTGATTGTTAGAAACCATACTGTTCATTGCCTGCCTCCTCTTTTGCGATTAACTCTTGAATTTCAGACATGCGAGTTGCAGCTTGGCTGTGATTAGCGAACCCATGCGTTTGTTGTTTTGGGGCGAATAGACCTTGATAATTGCCAGTGATTGAGGTTTTCAAAGACTGGTTAGAGCCTTCATAACCCCATTCAATGAAATCTTTGTAGATTGCGTTGAGAGCATTCTTAGTTAATTTGGTTTTAGCTTGTTGAGAACGGTTAGCTACGTACTGTTCCCAAAGTTCAAGATCACAAAGGTTTGCAAAAGTGTTTTTAGTAAGTTTGATAACTTCATCAAAACTTAACTTGCGTACTTTGTCTTTGCGTTCTTTTTCAGCTTTTGCTTTCTCTTCAGCTTCTAGTTTTTGTTGTTCAAGAATGATCTGTTTTTGAGTTTCTTGATAAACATAAAAATGAGCTTCAAGTGGTTTGTTTGAGCGAAGCGAGTTAATAAATATATTTCTAAAAGAATCTATAAAAAGAAACTCTATTGATGCACCACTAGTCGAAGCACCTTCCGCACTACTAACTGAAGCGGACTGCACCACTAACTGAAGCGCTTCACTAATCGAAGCGCATCGGTTATTGATGCGGAGTGCTTTAATTTCTGAAGCACTAAATTTCTCAAAAGCCTCTACTAAAGACACTTCATTAATCTGGTATTTGTTGCCTAATTTGTTATTACGCTCAACAACTGTAATAACCTCAAACCAAGTTAATTCTTTTAGACCATTGGTTACTGTGCCAGAGCTAAGCTTGTTAGATCCTTTAAGCTTTCCACCCTGTAATTGACGATGTGAGATATGGTCAGAAGGTTTATTAAATCCGTTAGTAAACCCCATAATCGCTGAATATACGTTCTTAGCTGCATCAGAAATGAACGGCTCTACCTCATAATGGTAAAGACGGCTTTTCATGATGAAGCCTTTTGAAAGTTGATCCGACATAGCATTACGCTCTTTCTTCGGAAAGTGAACCAACTCACCTTGTGGAATTGGTGGCTCTTGTGCTAAATTTGTTTTCATTCATTGCTCCTGTAATGAATAACTGACCGCTAACCTGTTCCCGCAGGTAGTGGTTTTTTAATATCCAAGCTTTTCTTTTTGACCACTGATTTCGTCATGAAATAAGTCATCCACCGTTTCTATACGGTTCATCCAGCTTTTAGACATAACTAAAAGTGCAGCAACACGTTCCTTATCAATGCTTTGATAATCTTTAGGAACGACTTTTAATCCAAGCAAACTCAATAGCTCGCAAAACATTTCAATTTCATTCAAGCCATTGTTTTTCTTATCTGTTTTAAGTCGAGTTATAGTGCTTGGATCAACTTTTAATTGTTCAGCAATCTCTTTTTGATTGCTTATATCAAGACCATGCAATATGCGGGATACGCCATTTCTGGCGCTTGCAGATATATCAACTGATAATTTGCTCATGGTTAGGTCCTAAGCGGTTAATGATCCAAGGTTTTTGCTTTTTGTCGTCTGGGGACGAAGTTCAATCCAAATATCTTGATAGTTATCAGGGAAAAGCTCTTTTCGTGTTGTTAAACCAAGATCTTCAGCAATAACTGCTAGCCTGATTTTTCTATCAAGGGGGATAGCTTTCCATCCACTAACTGATGACGGAGCAATCCCCAGAAGTCTTGCTACCGCTGTGACACCACCTAGCTTGTCTATAAGTTGTGCGTCATTCATAACGTGCTCCTAATTTTTCTTTAATTATTAGGCATTCCTTATATTAAATCAATAGGAATACCTAATTTTATTTATGTTAGGATTTCCTAACATTGTGAGGATAGTTGTATGAATACTCTTGCTGAACGACTTAGGTATGCCATGGAAGTTTTGCCACCTAAAAAGATTAAAGGTGTTGAGCTTGCTCGTGCAGTAGGAGTTAAACCTCCTTCTGTGAGTGATTGGCTGTCTGGAAAATCCAAAACAATGGAAGGTGAAAATTTATTACGTGCCTCAAAATTTTTGAATGTTAATCCTTCATGGCTTGCATCTGGCACGGGAGAGATTCAATCAAGCACGAGAGATAAATTTAAACAACTGGATATCGAAGAGTTCAAAAAGAAATACAACATTAGTGATAGTGATGAAGCTCTTTTATTTTCAACAATTATCGAAAAACCGTTTATCCCATCATCTAAGCGTTGGGTTCCTGTTAAGGCTTACTCCAAGATGGGCATGGATGGCTATTTCACAGATATGGGTTATGAAGGCAATGCTGGAGATGGGTATGTTCCAACTCACTCAGCAGGACCAAGAGCCTATGGTATTAAAGGCACTGGCGACTCAATGTTTCCAGCTATCCGTAATGGATGGTATGTGGTTTGTGATCCAGATGCGGAACTCGTGCCGAATGAGTTTGTTCAGGTATGCTTGAAGGATGGAAGATGCACAATTAAAGAATTTGTCGGCATCAATGGTGGGGTTTTAAGTTTGCTTTCTGTGAATGGTGGTGAGCGATTTTTCTTTGAAATGGACGAGGTTGAAAGTATTACCGCTATTACAGATATCGTGCCGCCAAGTCAGCATAGACAAGAACATCCTTATTCGCATTAATCACAGGAAGACTTATGGACAATTCAAAACGACCAATCAACCAGATTATTGCTCGCATCAATGATGCTGCGAAACATGGTGAAGCTTTGGTGCTAACAGCCGAAGAAGTAAAGATTCTTTCTAAAGATATTGGCGACAAGGTATTTATTCCAGTCCTTACAAATGAACAGGTTGTGCAGTTGGTTAAAGAAGGAAAACTTGGGCAGAAAATTAATAACACCAAAGATTAATAAGCTGTGAACCCGACACAGTCTTTACAACAGATCGGGTGGGGAAAATAATGAGTAAGACAGTTGTAAAAGACAAAACCGTACACTACAAAAAAGTAGACTTTCTAAAAGGCGCGAACCTTGGAAACTTACTTAAAGCCCAACTATTAGATAAAGACTCTTTTTATCATAAAGCTATTAATAGGCAGCAATTTGTATCGGCTACTAAAGATGATTTTATCCTTATAAATCACGCAAGTTCACATCAAAGTATGTTCTTTGGAGAGCTAATCATAGTGGAGTCTGGTAAAGCTCAAGCTGTTTTAAAAATAGACAATGATAGTGCTACCGAATTCCCAATCAAAACTTACTTAACGGAAGATTTACCTGATGATGAGGATGAATCTGTTGAAGTAGTGCGCAAAGAATTTATTGATAGTGTTTTATATTTTGGAGTGATTGATAATCATGTTGCAATTATTCAATCCAGATCATTAACAGCAAGAACTCTTGAGTCTTATTTAGGTTGGCTTTTGGGTGAAGCAGCTAAAGCCTTACCAGCGAATAGTGCCTTAATCTTAAAAGATGCTCCGAACCCGGCAATTAAAGAAAAATTGGAATCAACGCCAGCCAAGACCATCTCAATCTCATCTGGAATTGGATCAACAGAATTGCAACCGATTCACAAAATAGAGTCGAACGTACCAGCTAAGATTGATTACAAAATCGAAGAAAATGTGGTTGATGTTTTAAAAACTGCATTTGGTGTCGATTTGGATGATTTAAAACTTGAAGATGGCCTTGATGACGCTAATTTAAAGCTTAAATTAACACTCACCTATAATCGAAAAACATCCAAAAGCGGGCAAAAAGTAATTGATACTGTTGCATCATCTATGAGACATAATGATGATTATGTTATAACTCTTGAAGATGGTACTAAGGTCACAGCGGATAACTTAAAGATGAGTGGAAAAATATCTGTTGAAACAATCAATAATAAAGTTTATAACGACGGCCTTAAAGTTCAATTGTACAATTGGATGACTACCAATATTAATTTTGGTGATTAATCATGGCTAAACGCTACTTGCCGTTTTACAACAACGCTAAATTTATTGCATTAGTGTTAGTAGCTCTATTTGTCATTTTTTCAGTTACTTTTAAATTTCTTGCCCTTGATGTAAATATCAACTTGGTTCAATTTTCCTTTGTTTTGTTATTACCGTTAAGTCAAATTTATCTAGCCTACAAAGGTATGCTCGATGCATTGAAGCTTGATGGTTTAAATCAATCAGAGCGGGATCGCCTCACGTCTACTGTGGATATAAGGAGCAAATCATCACTATATGTTGCCATTTTATTTATAGTGATTGTTTTTGGAATGTATGTTTTCAATGCATTGAATTTACTATCAAATCAGCATCTTTTAGCATTAGTCTTATCTGTAGGCTTAACCTCAATATTAAGTTTCTTTTTGGCATGGAGTGATTTAAAAGAAATATCTATGCTTGAGAAAACCCTTAAGGCTCGTAAAGAGGCGAGAGAGGCCAGAAGCAAAGTAATGAGCAATAAATAAAAATCAAACACTACCCTTCTCACCCAACCCACCCCAGTGGTGGGTTTTCTTTTGTCTATTAAAGCATAAAAGTAAGCTTTCTTAAATTAAAATAAGATTTCTTATTGACAATAAAACTAAGTTTTCTTATATTTAACTCATCGACAAACAAAAAAGCACACCGCCCTCCCCAGGTCCGATGTGCTTTTGCAAAACTGCGAGATCAATTATGAACGTAAAAGCTCCTCCTTTCAACTCATTTGCATTTGTCAGCATGGCTGCTCTTGCAATTTCTGGTGGTTCTTTAGTTGCTTGCCAATTGCAGCCAGCTTTCCAAACAAAAGAAGTACCTACTCTTTTTACACCTAAAATTCAACCAAGTACTTACGGTGTGTTAACCGCGAAAATCACAGGTAAAGATTCTGGCGTTGCCGTCATCAAATTAGATAGCTTCCGTTTAAACGTTAGCTTTGATTTTGAAGCCTATCCAGACAGCTACGGCGTTCCAGGTTCTGAATTCACCGCTGTTGATATTACCCAACTCACTGTAAATGAAATCACTGACATTAATGGTAAGTCATATAACGATTTCACCGAATTTGAAGACATCCGAAACATCAATGGTCTTCTAAAAGGCTTCATCGAACGTAACAAGTTGGTGGAGGCTTAAAGATGACTAATTTCAAAAAGCACCCTGATGGCTACATGTCATTTTTAGGCCGTGATGATAAGGGCCTCTACTCTGTTCGCATTGGCTGGCAAGTGTACGCATCTAATGCTAATGGCTCAGTTCTTTACAAAGTTAAAGACGGATTTAAGACGCCTTTAAATGTGTTCAGGTTCCAAACTGACTATCCAAAAGTTTGGAATGAACTCACACAAGAAATTGATTTCCAACGCAGAAAGCAGCTCGCAATAAAACTGCGTGAAACAAACATCCCTACTTATGACCGCAAAGCATATAAGCAAAAACGCGGTTTTACAGGCTCAAGATAAGGATAAGAATAATGGCTCTACCGATTATTACTGCTGACCAAACTTTATTGGTTCAAGCAATTATTGTGTACCTATACGCTGATCCGGGTTTAGGTAAATCATCGATGGGCTTTACTGCGGAAAAAGCAATTTCTTTTGACTTTGACCGTGGTGCTCACCGTACTGGTGAATTACGTCGAGGTGCGGTTGTACAGGTTCAACAATGGAGTGATGTTGCAAACCTTAC